ATTGGGTAGCGTCCCCATTCAATCAGGCGCGATTAGTTGAGCGTGGGTGGCTCTGACGTACCTTTTCCTTGCTCCGACGCCTTGGCGGGGTCGTAAACCTTCACAACCTGCGCAACGGCGTCCATGAGGCTGTCAACCGGCAACGCAATCACGCACGAGACCAGAACGTGACCTGGAGCCGTATCCGCTCCGCCGCCGCGCACTCGCGCCACCAGTCCCGTTTCTTTCACTTCCGCCACGAAGCCCATGATGGCGGACTCCGGCAGTGACACCAGAACCCGGTCGCCAGCCGCCAACTTGTTGCCGATTCGGTCTTTCATGCGATGCCCTCCATGTCGCCGCAGGGTTTTTGCACATCCCCGCCGCCCCTGATACAGGGTATTTACTCACATACAGGTTAAATACAGGCTTCCATATAGCGGTTAGCGTTTCAGCGTGAATCGGTTAGTGATTCAGCGTGGAAAACCCCGAAAACCGCAAAATGACGCGGTTAGTGATTCAGCGTGGAAAACTTGCGCTTTTCCACACCTTTCTGTGGAAAACCCTAATCCCCGAACGGCAAAAGCAGGTTTGACGGAATTGGTGGTTTTGACCGCCTAAGTTCAATACCATCAGCGGTATAGGTGATATTTGCGTCAGGATAAACGCCCTTTACTTTTTCAAGTGCGCGTAAATAATTGAATCTAAATGTCTTCACTTCTCCATACTCCTGTCCAACCTGCTCTCTCAATTTCGCCCAGGAGATCCTTTGAACCTCATTTCCGCGCATCCTTGGAAGCCGTTGAGCGAGGTTGAAATAAACGTCGAGCTGAAGGGGAGACTTCCGCAAAGCCTGAATCGCCCGGTCATCGAGCGGGACTGAATGGTAAAGAACCCCCTCGAAAAAAGACTCGGAAAGTGTTACCTCGGTATGCCACATCGGCTTGTCAACGAGGCTGTCTTCGTCCCAGACTTTGTACTCGACAATCGCAGGAGTAGGCTTGAACGTCGCAGCTCCGCGACCGCCCCGGCCAGTGAGGTAGTTTAAGCCGATGGTCATAGGCGTGGCCGCAACCCGATTCATCTGTTTTTTGAACGCAGTCAAACCCCCTCTCACGCCACCTGAAGGACTAACCAAAAGATCGTCCCGCAGGAACTTTGTCATGCTTCGATTCATGTCAATCTTTCGCTTACTGGTTCGCTTCGCTTCGTTACAAATGTGGATCATCAGCAGACGTGGAATCGAGCCGTAAGGCAAACCCTGAAGCTCCAGCCGCCGCGTCACGGGGTTCATCAAATACCCAGGGGTGAGACCAAGGACAGCACTTCCATTTCTCCGCTGGAATGGCTGTCCAAAAGGGACTTCGCTATAGGGAAATCCAGTCTGCGCAAAGATGACATGCATGTAGCGAATCTCATCGACCGTAGGTTCGCCTATCGTCGCAACCGTGTTCCAATAACGCTCTCCAACCGTGCCGATTGGTATTAACGCTGGCTCATCGAAAATTGACATTCAATCCCTCACTTCTTCAGTTGCCGGATCGCCGTCAGGAAAGCGGCGGCGTCCTGTTGGTGGATGTCGAACCCATCCGCCCGGCTCCGGCTCCGTGGATGGCTCCCAGAGCGCGAAAGCGGACACGACAGATTCAAGGTCTTTGTAACACCAGTGATCGCTATAGCCCGGCGAATCTACCGGGCCGATAGCGATTTTGAAGGTGTAGAGCATCGGGTAAATCCAGACGGCGCGACCGTCGCCCAGATCGCGGAAGGCGATGGCTCCATAGTTGCCGCCTAGTGGCTGGCCCACGGCCTTCCCCCCTTCGCGTTCCACGCTTGCGCAGCCTCTTCGACAGTCATTTTGATATAAGCCAAAAGTGCGCGATGCTCGATAGGAACCTCACTCAAAGAGCTTAAGAGGAGATGCATATTGTCATCGAAGCGAAGAACAGAAAAACAGGCGATGCAGATGGTGAAATCACCCGGTAAAGGTGGGATACACTCCCCACCCTCACCGACCGAATCGACCGCATCGAGCCTGTGAAAACATTTAGGACAGGCACTCTCCACGATCCGCAGCGGGTTTTGCGACATCCTCATCGGCTTCATGCTCAAGCCTCCTCTTTTCCATCCTGCGGGCCGTCCAGCTCCAGACGATTGTCTACAACGACCGCAGGGCCAACAATCGGATCGTACTCACCGAACAGGTATATCCGAGTCGCCATGATATTCAAAGGCAAACTGGGTCTCGTGACTTTTCCGTGTTCGTTTATGACCATGTAGCGGCCATCGTTGGTCTCGCAGATTTGAATGTAGCCGCCCACCATCGTCTGCAACTCCTTCAGCGACCAGTTGACACCGTTGGCAGGGGTGACAGATTCCATGATTCCGTTGGTGTGGTAAATGACCGTCGCCACTATTCGACCTCCGGCTGCGGTTGCGGCAGAAGTTCGATGACCAGCTCCGCGATGCGAACCGCAGTGTCAGCATCGCGGCCACGGAGATAGCCAAGCAGGTAGAACAGTTCGTTGCGTGGGTCTGTGATGGGTTGAGGCAGAGCGAATCCAGTGGTGGGTTGATTGTTACTCTTCGGTGTAGGCTTTGCCATTAGTATTTTTTCCCTTTCGTGCTTCGTTGAGTAGAGTTTGAACGCCCCAGCCGTTGAACGACAGACCGACTTTCTTGGCGAACCTTCGTAGCTCCCGGTTTTCTTCCGCCTGGAGCCGGAGACTGGTGGTTATATACCCCGTTCTTTTCAGGGTTACTTTACGACCGCCGCGACGTGTAATTCGTGTTGCTTGTTTTGGCATGTGAATATAATATGACTACAAATATGAATAACGCAATCGAAATCGAGAACGAGGTGGCTTTCACGGTTCCCTACCTCACGCCGCCGAGTGGGAATCACTACAAGAAGCCCACCATATACACCGGCAAAGACGGCTACGCGCATCGCGGGTTCAAGGTGACGCCGGAGGCGAAGGCTTTCAAGGATGCCGTCGCCATCTTCGCCCGAGGCCGCACCGTGGCTCCGGCAACGAAGAAGGAACGCGACCAGGTGCGCTACAGGATAGGCGTTCATGTCGTCCTGGGACCAAAGGCGCGGCTGGACTGCGACAACTCCGCAAAAGTAGCCGTCGATGCGCTGCAAGCGGCGGGAGTGATCCATAGCGATGCGAAGGTTATTGAATGTTCGTTGACGATTGACCGCAATTGCCGACAGAATCCGCGCACCGAGTTTTTTGTAACCCGACTGGAGGCCGAGTGAACCAACAGGAATTCAGGAAGCGGCTAAATAAGCTTCTCGCGGAGGAGCGCAACAATCCGTTGAGCGTGTGGTATCTGTCCTACGCGGACGACTATGGATTTCGAGGTGGAGTCTACCTTCAGGCTCACGGACCTGCCGAGGCTACCTATCTTAGCAATCGGCGCGGCTACAGCCCAGGTGGAGCAGTTATGGTCGTGGGGCCACTTCCAGCCGACAAGATACCCGACCGGAAATTCTGGAATCGCCTACTGACGAAGCAGGATATTGAAGCGGCGAATCCCGGTGATGAGTGCAAGACGATAGAGGAGTTTAAAGCAGAGGAGAACGATGGCACGAAGAGATGATTTCAATGAGCTGCAAATGCATTGCGTGGTTTGCAGGAACCCGCTACCCGACGACCGCAGAAAGAATGCTGTGACGTGCAGCCCCGAGTGTACGACCAGGCGAAAGGACTACTGGCGGAGCAAGCAGGATGCGAAGATGTGCCGCTACTGCTACAAGCCCAGCACACCCGAGCAACGTTTGCTCTACCGTCAGTGGATGCGCCGACCGCAGAACGCCGAGGAGGAAGAACAGTTCCGCCAGTGGCGCGACTCGCAAGCCAGAGCCGAGGCCACGGCGACCAAGCGCAGCCGACCGAAGCCGGAGAAGACAGAGGCGGGAGAAGAGGTGCTGGATGCATGAGCTTTTGTGGACGATTCTGTGGGGAGCGATAGGCGGTCTCATGGCGTCATCGCTAATCTGGTGGCTGAGAGCGAGGCGTAAATGATTGCAGCGATGTTGAACGTAGATGAGTTGCAGCAGAGCATTCTGGTTGTCGTCATCGAGAGCGGCAATCTTCGCCGTATGGAGTTGGGCGATCCGGCAACACTGGAGTCCACCAACAACGGAGGCGTACTCACGCCGCCCAGGTATCCGCAGAATTTCAATGTTCTGATTGCGTATGACCCCGACGAGAAGAAGCTTTACGAGATGGCGGCTAAATTACCCGCGATAGAGTTTCTCCGCTACCTTGAGCGCGGTCGAAAATTCTACAAAGAAATCGACGGCGTGGAGAACACAATAAAAATTCCCCGCAACACAGAGGGCCGCGAATGAGACCCAGAGGCGAATGGGTGAGCTTCGAAACGCTGCGCGAGATTGCGGAAGAGGCGATGCTGGAGCAGAACTACGCCATCGAGAGCGGGACCGCACTAACCCCGGAAAAATTAGCAAAATTCTTTCGATCCTTTGACCCCGAGGTAGTCCACAATCTGTTGCAACTGACAAAATCCTTTGCCGACCTTCTGTGCGACTATCGCGGGAGCCACATCGGATGCGACATCGTGAACGGCCACGACAACCGCTGCGCCCTGTGCCGCAAGCTGGAGGCCGGAAGTTTCGGAGGAGGTGCGCTGGTGAATGTGCGAAGGGATGAGAGGAAGGATGGCGACTGAGCGCGAGGCGATACGGAAGATATTGCGGGAGCGTCCCGAGCTTCACGCCGCGCTGAAGAAAGCCGTCGAAGAGGGGCGGCTGAAGAGTACGGACGAGATGCCGGACGATGAGGAAATAGTCATCATCTGCGGCCCCGACCATGGCGGAGTCGAAGGCTCCAAACAGGTCCAGTGCGGCTGCGGAGAGCCGGTTTGGATGTCTCCGTCCACCCAGGAGGCTTTGATTGAAAGGGGACGCTACCCAACGCGAATAGTATGCATGTCCTGCTTCAGAGAGGAAATGAAAATTGCTAAAGAGAGACCGCACTAGCGACGAAAAGCGTTTCGACGCTATGATGAAAAGCGGTTTGCGACGGTTGGGCAGCGACGAAGCTAACCCCGACCGCACTCATAACCCCTTCCCCCATGTCGTCTTTTGGGACGTTCTGGGGCGCAAGGGCCAGCGATGCCAAGTCATCAAACCGACACGCCTAGCAAGCAAAGTGCAGGTTAAATTCGAGGATGGTTTCGAGGCCGTCATCGACCGTCGAGCCATCCGCCGACTGTGACAGGAGGCATCATGAGCCGATTCAGCCTTTGGATAAAGACCTCGATTCCCGCCGTTGCCCTGGTGGGCATATGGGAGCTGTTGACCGTGCTCTACGGAACCAACGAAGCTTTCCACGATGCAGTTTTCAAAACCTTCAACAGGCTCTCCATCCCCACTCAGGAAATTCTTGTAGGTCTCGTCATTCCCATCGCCGTCGCCATCACCAGTTGGAAAAACCGGCCAATCGGATGATCTAATGCCCTTCACTCTCAAACTGGAGGGCATTATGTTTTTAGACGAGCAGACCACAGGAGGAACCTTGAAAAGGGCGACCATCCAAATCGAGCGCGACTACCTCATCATCGACGGAATGAAAATCAACTTCGATATCATTCCGCAGTTCATGTACGAGTTTGCCCACCCCGACCCGCGCAAATGGTATCGGCTGGAGCGCAAGGACGAAGCCTGTCTCGTTCACATGGAAATCAGAGAAGTGGAGGAGGCTGTACCGCGCAGATGCTCTCGCTGCGGATACGAGACCACCCAGCCTTTCAACTTCTGTCCGCGCGACGGCATAGCCATGCAGCCAGCGCCGGAGCTGCAAGCAATTCGAGCGATGACGCCGGAGGAGAGACGCGCGTGGGATTCCAAGAGGGAAAAGCCGCAATGAGCGAGGAGACAATCAAGGTCTACAGAGTGATGCGGCCAGATTGCGGACGAACGTATTGCATCTATCGCACATGGGGAGAAGTCGAGAGCGAATTTGATGGAGCCGACGACGAAGACGTGATCCATGTCCAGCTACTCAGGATGACAGAGGCCGAGTTTGACGCATTACCGGAATTTCAGGGATGGTGAGCGATGAGCGGAAGAGGATTCATTCAGGAAGAACCGGACAGGGCGTGCGAACTCTGCGGCAAAGTGACGGAGTGCCGACCGTATGGACCGAACGGCGAACAGGTGTGTTTCAACTGTGGCCTGAAAGACCCCGCCGCAATGCAACGCGGATTCAATCGCTACATCGGCGGTGAAGGGAACGCATGATGCTGCCCAACGACGAATTAAGTAGAACGCATTTCAAAACGGTACGAGCCGAAATAGAGGGACGATTCTTTTCCAAAGAAGAAGCCGACCAGCTAAAAGACGCTCTCGACCACCACACCATCACATGGGAAACGTGATGCCAGTCATAGCTCAAAAAAAACGCCGCCGCAGTGAACGCGGAAACTGGCTGGTGGTGACGTACATTGACGGAAGAATTTTTTGGTGCAAATGGGTGGGAACGTGGGCCGGAGTGCAGATGTCAAAGCGCAACGCAGAACAGACGGTCGCAAATTTCTCCATCCTGAAACGCAAAGGTCGCGTCATCGTTATGGACATCGAACGCATGGCAGACTTCGCAGTGACCGAAGGCGCGAACGAAATCCATGATCTTTATCGTCTCTTTGAGAAAGAGTGAGCCATGCATTTCAACTGGCGCAAGTTACGCGATCCGTCGCAGGAGAAGGGCGACAACAAAGCATGGAGAGCGGAGCTTACCCTGTTGGTGCAGTCAGACGACGAGCTGAAGGAGGACGGACGCCGCCTGTGCGAGACCAACCTACTCGCGCTCTGCTACGTCCTTGGCTACTGCCTCATCACCGAAGACGTCCATCACGACGCCATCAACTTCTTTCCCAAGATCGACCGCAATAAAACCGTCGAGGAGCTATCCATCGACATCGAACGGCGCGGCTCCCTTCTGCTTCCCCGCAACACCTACAAATCGACGCTCGACCTGGCCAACTGCATCCAGCTCATTCTGATTTACTACATGACCATTGCGATCCTGATTATCAGCGGATCGAAAGAGCTGGCGTTTGCGTTTGTCGATCAAATATCAAGCTTCTTCTATCGCGCACCGCGCCGACCGCCAACGTTGTTTCAGGCGCTCTACCCCGAGCTGTGCGTGGAGAAGGAACCGGACTCAGGAGAATTTACAGCCGCATTGCGTCAGTACGAGCCGAAGATTATCGAGCCGCTGATATGGGGCAACTCCATCGGCTCCGCAACGACAGGCTGGCATCCCGACGTTGCGATCTATGACGACGTTCACAACAACCGCAACTCGCGCAGCTTCGCCGCGCGGACCCGCATCACCAAGGACTACAAACTGACGCGCAAGATTCTGAAGCCTACCGGAATCGAGCTGAAGATTGGAACGCCATACGGAGCCGGAGACATCTTCGCAGACGAGGTGCTGACATCGAAGCCGGGAACCTACCGCCGCATCTACAAGCCAGCCATGAGACTCAGGAGCGGCGAAAGGCTGGACCCGAACGGCTTTCCCGACGAGGACGATGTAGAGCTGTTGTTTCCGTCGATCCTCAGCTACGAATTTCTCAAGGAAGAGTACGAGGCCGAATACTCCAGCTTCATGAGCCAGTACATGCTCGACAGCTACGGCGCGGCGGAGATTGTGTTCAGCGAACCGCAGATGCTGGCCGCGATGATCGATGAAAACAAGATGCCGATGGAGGGCCAGACCTTCATCCACTGGCGTCTGCCGTGCCGGAGCCTGAAGTGGCAGACAGCCTCTGCCGCCGTTGGTATCCTGCACCGCAACCGGATGCACTTCACCGACGCCTTGCAGGGCCATTACAAGCCGTCTGTGCTGGCGAAGCTGATTCACGACACCGCGCGGAAGTACGGTATGCACGACATCAGCATCGAAGAGTCGCCGGGAGCGCGGCTGATGCAATCGCCCATCGCCAACTACGCGCTCACAACCGGCTGGGATATTCGCGTGAAGTGGACGCCGTTTATCGAGGATGCCGGAGACCGCGACACCCGAATCCGCAACATCGAGGCCGACATCGCAGCATCACGGATTGTCTTTTCCAACGGCATCGCGAAACTGAAGGCTTTGATTCAGGGCTTTGTGCAGTACAGCATGATCGAAGAAACCGGGTTGCCCGATGTCGTCGCCCAGGTCGCGGGGAATCTGCCGCAGTCCATCGCCGCCGAGGATCGCGACGACGACAGAGCATGGGAGATGATGCGCGAACGCGACCGCTACAACATGCTCTATGGCAAAGGAGCCTATGCGCCCGTCGAGCCGGAGCCGGAGGAAGAGGCTTATGTGGAACCGCGCCTGGAGGACCAGGAGCTTACCGCGCAGGGTCTCGAAATGACTATACCGGGACTGGAGTGAGCAATGTACATCATCGTTGACGATAACAACGCCGTTCTGAGAATCGTACAGGTCCCACTCTTCGGAAACAAAGTGGAGATACTTGCCTGTTTCTACAAAGAGACGGACGCGCTCAGAATTTTGTACGAGCTGGAGAACGGATTAGGAGTCAAAGGCCATCGCATCGAGAACACTGGCGACGAGTTTTATATCGAGCCAGATGCACCCATTTCGCATGTAAAATAAAACCAGCGCAGCCGCTTTTCCAGGTTGCCGGGGTAGTTGCACCCCGCCGCTCACGATGTCGCCCCTTGGCGACTATCAAGAGAAAGGCCCGGTGCGCATCACCGGGCCAGACTCGGAAAAGGTGGAACATTCAATGAAGATTCGTATCCGAATCGAATTTGATTCTACCACGTTGGCGGCGCTGATTGCAGCGTTGGCGATGTGGTTCAAACGCTAACGCCGCAGCAGAAGGCCCCCGCAAGGGGGCTTTTCTGTTGGCGAAAAGGAGGCGAAAGATTTTCAAACTTTTGTAACCAGCGTACTATTCGCCGTATTGCAGTGAACCTATAACGCATCGTCTTCGGATGCCCTGATTTACCGGAAGTGGCCGGACTTTCCCGACCCGAACCCGAGTCTCCCCAATCGGTGTGAGGAATCGTCATGGCTGCTACCGCTGTTTTAGTTGCCGATAGCGTTTGGAGCGCACCCGTCCGCATGGGGGACGTGAAGACTTCGAACGACCCAGCCATAGACCCGAAATACACCGATGAAGCGGTTTTATCTATCGTTGTTCAGGACTTCGAACGCGCGTCAACGTGGCTGAATGATCGCCGCTGGCCGCTGATGTGGACTGAGACCGACATCCTCTACCAATCGCCGCGCAGCCTAAGCGTCTTTGAAGGCTCCAGCGTCACCCGAGCGAACGTCTCAAGGTTCACAGTCGCAAAGCAAACCAACTCCATCGCTCCCGCAATCTCGGGAGCGATTTTTTCTGATGCCACACCGTTCGAGATTCGGCCCCGGCCCAACACCAAGCAGGACACGGCCCGAGCATGGAAGGAGACCATTGCGGAGCTGCTGGAGCAGATTAATTTCAAGCAGGAGGCCAGCTATGGGATTCAGGGCGAAGTCAATCAGGGGACCGTGATCTTCATGGGTGGCTGGGAGACAAAGACCCGCGTCGAGAGCCACTACCAGCGCAAACAGGCTCCGCCCCAGGTGAACCTTCCACTAGGGCAGCCGATGACGGTTTTCACAAAGGAATCGGATGAGTTTGAGGCGGTCGATGTAGAGGTGACGAAGAACCTTCCCATCTTCGAAAAGTGCGAACTCGGAACCGTCTTCCCCGATCCGACGTGGAACAAACCCAACCAGCTCTGGAAAGCCAGCTTCATCGTCCGTCGCATGTATCTCAACTATGACGACCTCACCAAGCTCCGCGACAATCCCGACTACGACATCCCATCCGATGACGTCCTGCGGTCAATGTTCAGCCCCGATCATCCCGAGCAGACCGAGGGCATCACCGGAGTAGAAGAAGCGTTGACGGCCAACACCAGCGTCCACCATGCCGAGCGCGAGGACTTCGACTTTTCTGAAGACCCCCTGTTGAGGCCGATGGAAGTCCTGGAGTGGTGGAGCGACACCGATGTGCGCACGGTGCTGCAAAAGAAATGCGTCATCCGCAACGCGAAACACAAGATGCCGCACAAGCCCTTTTTCAGCGCGAACTATTGGGACATCGACAACGCCGGATATGGGATGGGCATAGGCCGGATCGCCGGAGCCGACCAGCGCGTAGAGCAGGGCATGATTAACGCAATTCTCGACATCCTGGCGTTCGCCGTAAATCCCGAGTACAGCATTGCGCGGGGAGCCAATGTTCCGACTCAGGACCAGCGGCGAAGACTGGGGGGCATCCGCCTTGTCGAGACCGGGCCAGGGGGAGACGCCAGCCGCGCCATCGCGCTAGTCCCCCAGCCGCAGGTTCCCGCCGATGCGTGGAGAGCGATCCAGGCATCCATAGCGACCTCAGAGGGCGCGACCGGAGCCGACCAGGCCAGCGTACAGGGTTCCCTTCCCGGTCGCGGCTCCAGCATCGGACGCTCCGGCACAGGAGCCGGGATGATTGGTGCGGCGTCAGCCGGACGGCTTCAAAGCCCCGTCGAGCGATTCATCGACGGGGTTTTTCTTCCCTATCTATCGTTCCTCTGGCAGATGGTGAAGGAACGGATGCCCATATCGGACATTCGCGCGATCCTTGGCGACCGCGCACCTGATTTAGTGGTGGACTTTCAGGACTTCATGGATGCGGACGTGAGGTTTGACACGCTGGCCGGAACGCGACTCGCCGCGCGGAACCGCATGGCACAGGCGCTTCCCTTCCTTCTGGAAGTGCTGGGCAATCAGGCACTCGTCCAACAGCTAGGCCAGACAGGATGGAAGGTGAACGCGCTGGAGCTGGTAAAGATGGTGCTCGACATGAGCGAGTGGAAGAACCAGAACGACCTCATCGTGCAGATGACACCGCAGGAACAGCAGATGATGGCCGCGCAGAATCCCGCCGTGATCGCAGCGCAATCGAAGGCCGCAGAGCAGCAGCAAAACCAGAATTTCCAGATGCAACTGGAAGACAAGAAAATTGCCGGACGCATCGCCGCAAAAAGCATCGACACCACCCACAAAACCTTAGTCGAATCGCCGCTTGACCGAGCGGCCAGCTTTGCCGAGAGAACCGCTGACACGCACGCGATTAACACCAGTCAATTCTTCGGACCATCTGGAGGTGGACAGTGAAGGAAGTCATGCAAAGCGTGGAACAAATTTTCGATGCGTACAGAAATGGAACCTACGATCCATTCGACGCGGCAGTGCTAATCACGCGAGACATGGCTACAGGAATTTTAACTTTCTCGTTTCATGGCTGTGACAACAAGGAAGGTGAGCACCTGCTAGAAGAGGCTTTTGTGGTAAGGGGGATACGCCAGTGAATCGCCGCAGCTTTCTTTCGATGATGGGCTTCGTTGCCCCGGCTGTGATCGTGAAGCCGACCTATTTCCTCTCGCCGTTTGGTGGATGGATTCGACCGGAGATACCGACCGTGATCGGAGCCTATGCGGACTATACCAAAGTCGTAAGTTTTGACCTTCCACCAGCGATTGACATTGACCCAAATCTTTTTGAATACCAAAAAGCGATTTTATCGTTGACTAATTTTTTGTCCGGCGCACAGTTTTTGTCCGGCGCACATAGAGACGCCATACCGCCCGAATTTCAATTTTGCAAAACGGTGACAACTACACCAAATGGAGGATGTAACCATGACTGATACGAAATACGATCCAAACAAAAATAAAGAAGCTGACGACAAGGAAGACGAAAAGAAAAAGCAGCCGGAGCACGAGGACGAAGAGGAAGAGGAGACACAGACGAAATGATTCCCAACTGGACACTCCTCGATGAAAAAGGCTACTGCGCACGGCGCGACGAAATTGACGCCGCGATCATCGAGGCGTGTTCCGGCGACGGCAAGACCTATGCGGAGCTGGCCGAGATACTGAGACAGATGGGCATTGGCAACGCACGATACTGCGATCCGCACGAACTGAGTTACAGCATGACCGGAGCCGTCACACGAGCGGCGGTCAATTCTTTATGTTCGCGCGGAATCCTTTACGACTCATGGGATTTAGGCCGCGAGTATCCCCGGCCATTCCGCTTTTACAAGGTGGCAGCATGACCGCGATTCGCAACGAGCGACGATTCGGCGTCACCGCGCAACTGGAGCCAAACCAGCGCAGGAACCTCAACGCGCTGCGCAACAGCGAAGTGTGGGACGACCTGCTTGACGTGATGGAGCAGACCTGCATTGAAGTAGAGACCGATCTTATCAACACGTCAGCCGCAGACGAGAACGCAGTGCTGGCGAATCACAAGATGGCGAAAGCCGCCTGGAAAATGTTCACCCACTTTCAGGAAAAAATCTTTTCTGAATCCTCCCTCTATCTGGAAAGTGTTGCCAAAAAACCCCCTGTACCGGAGCTGACGCCGGAGGAACAGTTCATCGAGAATACGCTCGATCCGCTGCAACCCCTCCCACCAGACGACTACATGGGAATTGGATAAAGGAGAAAACCCTTGCGAACACTATGGCTCAACAACAAAGAACCCGATGAGAATGGCGATATCACCGCTGTAATCGAAAACGACAGAGGCGGCAGAGTCTCCACATTCAAAGGAAAAAGCATCGAGGAAGTCGCAGACAAACTCCTCGAAAATACGATGAAGACCACACTGTCTATCAGCAAGCTTCGTCAACCGGACAAAGGCAAACCCCCGCAGCAAAGCGAACCCAGACAGCTAACTCCTACCGACAAACTCAGGCTTGCAGATGAAATGACCAACCCTGAAAAAGTGGTGGACGCTGTAACGGAAATCTTCACCGCCACCGCCGGGACCAGTCCCGACCGAATCGGCAAAAGGATGTCGGAGCAGGAGGCCGGTGACTACTATGCAGCCGAAGCCAAAGCCTTCATCACCGCGCATCCCGAATACATTTCAACCGACCGTAACCGCGATGCTTTGTTCGATGAGCTGAAAGCGAACGGCTGGGATATGACCCGCAACAATCTCGCAATCGTCTTCGAAACCCTCAAGGAACGAGAAGACCTGGAATTGAGGCCACAGGACGACGAGGAAGAACCACCAACGAACGGAGGAGCCAGCGGCGGCACACCTGCACCTGTGTATGCCCAACCCGCTCCAGAGCCGAAACCTCTGCCCCGACCCAGAAGCGTAGCGACGGGGATTCGAAATTCAGACGCCACAGCACTCGCACCCCCGCCGCCGAAGAGACAGAAGTACACACGAGCCGAAATCGAGCTGATGTCCAGGGCGGAGTACCAGCACAAGTTGCAAAACGAGCCGGGCTTTAGGCAACAGGTCGATGCTATGGGTTCGTGATCCTTCCCGCAGGGGGACGGTCACATGCGATCAACTTCAGTAGCCGCACAACGCGGCAGAACGTTCTTTCATAAAGTCGTCGTTCCGTTTATAGAATTTGTCGGAGCCATTGGCGGATCCGCCTACTTCTATACGGGCAACGTGGGCAAGGTTCATGCCCATGGCGTGTTGTGCATCGGCGTCAGTCCGGCGTCGAACCTCACAACGAATCTTCCTCAGTCTGTGGTTACGACCTACGACAAAATTTTCGTCGAAAATCTTAAAGCGGAGACGCCGTGGGTGCGAACAACATCACGGCGTTCCATCGATGAGAACGCAGGTAATCGGCTGGTCCTGTACATGTATCAGAATCTCCCGGCTCCGCCTCTCACCCAGGCCCCGGAAGGAACGATCCAGACAGGTCTCACGGCGACGGTTGTTTCCAACACGTCGATCATGGGCAATTACGCCGACTACATGAACATCTCCACCTATGCCCTACAGACCGCCATTGATCCGGCGCTGGAGGCTCTGGGCGTGCAGATGGCCTATCGCATGGCGCAGGTTATCAACCTCATCCTCCAGAACACGGCGGATGGAGCTGCAATAGTCGATCCGTCAACCCTGATTGAAAAAGATGCCGCCGACCCCATGACTTCCGACGATGTGATTATCGCCGCGCAGTCGCTACAGGGCGTCAATGCCCTTCCCTTCGAGGCCGGACGTTATACCGGAGTGATCCACCCACACATTGTTGGTGACATTCTCCTGGACAAAACCAACAACTCGCTGACCGACGTCCTGAAGAGAACGCCACAGGGCAACGAGCGGCTGATGGACCTGGCCTCAGCCGATGGCCAGACCGTCCCCCTGATCGACTGGGGAGGCGTCAGCTTCTTCCAAAGCACTCTCGTCAAACAAACCCCCGACTACGACGCCACAACCTTTACCGCGCTGCGGACCTACATCGTGGGACGGGACGGCCTGATCGGAGTTTCGTTTGGCGCGAAAGAGAACACGCAAATAGGTAACGGTGACTGGCGCAATTTAGCGATTTG